TATTATGATTGCGACAAATTGGTTTCAAAAAAAGTGGGGTCTTGAAGATCCTGTTTTGACTGATGAACTTTATAATAGGATTGTTGAATTGGAACAACGAGTTAGAGTACTCGAAGAAGAAAATATAGAAACTACAAATGAATTATATCGTCTTGAGAACTCTTTGGATGCTCGTATAGATATTATTGCTGAACGTTGTCAAATTAACTACGATGTATGACTTGGATGACTTTGAACGTGCCCTTGCTCACTTCGGCACAAGAGTTGACATCATCATTGCGCTTGAATTGGGTGGGAAGATTGATTCTCTTTCTGCTTACAAAGAAATCAAAGCAGAACTTAAAGAACTTAAACGAGCAAAAAAACAGTACGGAAAGGACATGTAGTAAGTGTGGTGAAACTAAACCATTGACTATTGAGTATTATCAATCTGTAAAGTCTTTTAAATATAAGTTTAGTTATTATTGTAATAGGTGCAATAATCCAAAATCTAAGGAATAAGTATTGACTTATAAATACTCTAAACGTAGGTAATATCTTAATATAAACTATGGCTCAATTGACATCCAGTGGAATAAGGTTTGCAACTATTCCCGCAGTAGATGAATTAAATTCAAGAAGAGGAATTTTTCCTACTAGCACTGCTTGGGTTTTTTATCAAACCTCAGCTCCTACTGGATGGACTAAATCCACAACTCATAATAATAAAGCCCTTAGAGTAGTGTCTGGAGATGGTGGTGGATCCGGAGGAACAAATAGTTTTACTTCCACTATGAGTAGTTTTACTCTTGGTGGATCATTAACCTCCTCGAATGCCACAGGGGGAACTGAATTATCTGATACCCAAATTCCTGGGCACGTTCACCCTACAGGAGTAAGGTTAAATGCTGTTCCTACATTAAACAATCCAGACGGTGCTTTTACTGGATGGAATGGTGGTGATGTAGCTCGTAGCACTGGTTGGACTAGAAATACTCCAGCAACTGGAGCTACAGGTGGAATTCCTAATGGAGCAGCACACGCTCACCCTTTTAGTGCAACAGGAACTCTTACAAATCAATCTGTAGACATAGCAGTTCAATACATAGATGTTATCATCTGTACGTTTGATGGATAAATACTTTAAATAACATCTGTAGTTTACATCATATAAAATGGCTAAATTAACAGCATCTGGAATAGTTTTTGGTGACTCAACTATTTTAAATTCTAAGTACGGAATTGTTCCACAAAACTCAGTATCCATATTTTATCAAACCTCGGCTCCTACTGGATGGACTAAATCCACAACTCATAATGATAAAACTCTCAGAGTTGTTAATGGAGACGGTGGTGGATCTGGAGGAACTTCATCGTTCACCACAGTATTTCCTGGTAGCTTGAGAACAATATCGTCATCAAGTATTACAATGACTGGAACTGTTGGTAATACAACGTTAACTACCCCACAGTTACCTAGTCACACTCATCCTAATGGAGGTTTTGTTGGATTAACTTTGAGTCCTGGTGCTGGTGACGTTGCTTTTGGAGCCGGTTGGACTAGAAGTACTCCTGATACTGGTAGTGGACCGATTAATGGTGGCGGTTCTCATAGTCACCCTTGGTCGGGTACAGCTTCATTTTCTATAGATGTAGATTTTAGAGTTCAATACATAGATGTTATTGTTTGTACTTTTGCTTAATCCGTGATAGAATAAGAAAAATATTTTTGTCTATATGAAAAAGAACGAATCAGGTAATTTTTGTCCTCTTATCAGGAAAGATTGTATCGAACATAAATGTTCGTGGTATACACATGTGAGAGGAATGAATCCAAATACAGGAGAAGATGTAGATCATTGGTCTTGTGCTGTAACTTGGATGCCTATGTTAACAATTGAAAATTCTCAACAACAAAGACAAACTGGATCAGCTGTAGAATCCTTTAGAAACGAAGTAGTCAAATCTAATACTGAGAATAGACAACTATATATTGATATGATTCAACAAAATGGTATATTGCCAGTAAATGTAACTTCTTTGACAAGTACTCATACACTACCAGAAAATACAGGAGAATAAATTATGAAACTGACCATCATCCCTTCAGATAAATCTGTTTATGTAAATCAGATTGGTTATACCAATATTGATATGACTTGGGTTCCTATTATTGATGGAAAAAAAGTTCATGCAGTTCAATGGTTGGATGATGAAGGTGAAATTGAGTTTGTTGGACCTCATCAAAATTTAAAGATTACTAAGTTAGATGTATTCGAACAAGCAATTGAGTTGTGGAATGAAAAGAAACTCGAAGAAGAAACTCTCCTACGACAAAAACTAGAATCAGAAGAAAGACATAGAAAACAAGAAGAAGAACGTCTAAGATCACAATTTATTGGCGTTGATGATGAATTTGAAGTTGATGTTAGTGAACTTGATGAATATGGATATAGTGAAAAACCTTATATTGCTCCTTCAGAAACTCACATGCCTCCAGTAGAGCCTTTAATGTATGAGGATGAAGATGAAGATTTATTCTACGATATTGAAGAACTCCTAAAAGAAATTTGAGTTTAAATTATTGAATTTGAAATGATGAATCAAAAATTAATTGATAATAACTATATTGTCCTGTCAAATTTTATTTCAAAAGAAAGGGCGTTAAGTCTTTCTTCTGAATTTTTAAAACATTGCGAAGAAAACAATATAGAAGGAGATCCTCAGGCTCCAAATTCATATTCTGCATATAATTACATATCATTTCTGGAATTACTCTGTGAAAAAACTACGGTAATCTCTTCGGCAATTGGCGAAACAGTTTTACCTACCTATGCATATTCTAGGGTATATAAAAAAGGAAGTGAATTAAAAAAACATATAGATAGAGATGCTTGTGAGATATCATTAACTCTTCATCTACATGGAGATGTTGCTTGGCCTATATGGATTGAAACTTCTTCTGGGGAAACTCGTTGTGTGCAATTAAATCCCGGAGATGCTATGATCTATATGGGAAAAATTGCTCCACATTGGAGAGAACCTTTCAGTGGAGAATGGTATAGTCAAGTATTCCTGCATTATGTTAGAAGTCGTGGAGATTGTTCATATGCATATTTTGACAAAGATAGTGAGAAAACTAAACCAGTAGTTGAAGAAATTAATATTCCTACTGAAACAAAAATAATGTCTTCTAGAGCTAAAAAATCTTTAGAAGACTACATCTTTACGTTGGATAATATTGTTCCATCGGAATTGTGTGATAGAATTTTAAAAGAATATTCTGAATGTAGTTTTTGGACTCCTACAAGCGTTGGTGATGGTAATGTAAATAATCAGATTAGAAATTGCGATACTATTAGTATTTCTGAACAACTAGTAATTGAAAAAAATTTCGACGTTAGGAAAAGAATAGACGAAGATTTTTATCTTTGCGCTTCAAAAGCAATCAATGAATATAGAAATTTATTTCCTGAAGTTGCCTCGGAGATTGATACTGGATACGGATTACTGAGATATAAAGAAGGACAGTTTTATGTTCAACACACAGATTCTTTTAAGAGTCAACAAAGATCAGTGAGTTGTTCTTTCATGTTAAATGATGATTATGAGGGTGGTGAGTTTGCATTTTTTGATAGAGAAATTGTAATAAAAGGATTAAAAGGATCTATAGTAATGTTCCCATCCAATTTCATGTATCCACATGAAATTATGCCAGTAACTTCTGGTACTCGTTACTCAATTATTACTTGGTATGTCTGAGAAACTTGTAGGAATTCCAAGTATTTACTATCTAAATCTAGACTCTGAATTAGATAGAAGGGAATACATGGAAAAACAATTTGAGAGGTGGAATATCAATAATGTAACAAGATTTTCTGGATCAAATTATCTTGTAGAAAATTATGATCATTGGAAAAATATCTTACATTTTCCTGAAAAAATTAAAGATAGACAACATCAATTAGCAGCTTCTATCACTCTATCAACCCTAGAAATGGTCAGACATTGGTTAGAAACAACCGATGAAGACCATTTAATTTTATTTGAAGATGATTATGATTTAAATCTAATTGAATACTGGCATTTTGATTGGAATTATTTGATGAAAAAAATTCCATACGATTGGGATTGTATTCAGTTGGGGTATGAATCATCTCATTATGTTAAATTTTTCCTTCACCCTAAGGATAAGACTAGTGCGTATGGGCCGGTATTAATTAATAGACACTTCGCTCAGAAATTAATCAATTTACACTACTTTAAGGGTAAGTACTTGTTGATTCGTAAGTATGGTTCTTATCCATATAATACTGGATACCGAGTTGTTTCATTGGATGATTTTGTTTGTTTTTTGGGAAAAACATATCAGTTGCCGTTAATAACTCAAAATCCACATCTAGATAAAGTATCAAAAAAACATCATTTTCTTTGCAAAGAAATCTATTATGATTGGTGGCAAAATAAAAGAGATAATTTTACTTTGGATGATTTTTTTTCTTATGGTAAACCAAATGATTATGAAATGACTGAAAAAGTAAATTACTAATGTCTACCAACCCTAAGTTAAAAAATCTTCCTCCAATATATTACTTTAATCTGGATCACAGAAAAGATCGTAAAGAATATATTGAAAAACAATTTTTAGATCATGGAATAACAAACTATCATAGAGTTAATTCTTCTAGATATTCTGTAGAAAATTATAAGGATTGGAGATCCAAAGTAGTAACTGACAAACTTAGAACTCAGGTGTGGTTTCTAGCTACCCTAATTGATAGAATACATGGTATAATTGATTGGTATGAATCTAATATTTCTGAAACCTGTCTAATAGTTGAAGATGATTTTTGTTTAGATCCAGTTGAGTACTGGAACTTTGATTGGAAAACTTTTGTCGATAATCTACCTTGTACCTGGGAGTGCGTCCAACTTCACATTATTGGAGAGAAATTCATTAGAATGAATCTGTCTAAGTGGACTGTAAACAATCACTCCACAGGATGTATACTTATTAATAGATCATATGCAAAAAAATTAATTGATCTTCATTACATAGAAGGTAAATTTAAATTATATTCTAACTATGGATATAGTAAAAAATGGCCAGAATATCATTATCAATCAGTAGATTTTGTTTTATACCAAATAGGAGTTACATATTCAATTCCAATCTTTACCACCAACTACAACTTCATAAGTGATGGGTATAGGAATGGAAAAATAAATTATATGGCTAAAAATTCTGATCAATTAGTTTTAGATTGGTGGAAAAATAAGTCTCCAGATTACACATTAGATGATGTTTTTTATTTAAATTCAATTAAAAGAAAGGAATTAATTATAGAAGTTAATCATGAATTTGAAGGATAAATTAAAAGGCCTACCCCCAATTATTTTGGCTACAATTGATGAAAGGCCAGATAGACAGGAATATGCTGAAATTCAGTATGATTATTGGGGTATTAAAAATTATACAAAAGTTTCTGGGTCAAAGTATCAACTTTCAACATATGAAGATTGGAAAGATTTGGTTATCTTGAATCCATTTGAAGAATATCATAGAAAAAATCATCATATTGCAGAAATTTCCATAACTCTGGCTCACTTAATCAATATAAAAAATTGGTTAGAAACTACTAATGATCCATATGTAATTATCATGGAAGATGATTATGATTTAAATTTTATTGATTATTGGCATTTTGACTGGGAACATCTAATGAATAATATCCCATATGATTGGGATTGTATTCAAATGACTTTCGAGAATGAGGAGTGTATGCCATGTTTTTTGCATCCAATTCTAAGTGGACATGACACTGGTGCTTCTTTAATTAATAGGAGATATGCAGAAAAAATTATAAGTCTTCACTATAAAGATGGTAAATTTGATTTATCACAGAAAATTTCTAACTACAAATGGTCAAGTCAAGGTATAAAAACCTTTGAAGGTTTGGGAATGCCCAATTTTACAACGGATTATTTTCTAGGTCATAACGGAAAAACATATTGTATTCCACTTTTTTCAGTAAATCCTGGTTTTGGTAGTTGGGCTCAAAATATTGATAGAAGAGAGGAGAGAGTGGATTTAGCTTTTTCTTATAAGGCTTGTAAAAAGTGGTGGACTGAATTGAGAGATCAGTATACACTCGAAGAATTCTTTACTTATGGTAAACCAAATGATAGAATAATTTTACCAAGTGAATTTGAAAATGTTTGAGTACGTTACCGAGTTTGAATCACAAATTGCTGAGTTTTTTGGAGCTCCTTATGCAGTAGCTACTGATTCATGTACTCATGCATTAGAACTTTGTTTGAGACATACTAGGCAAGATCATATTACAATTCCAACCAGAACATATATTTCGGTTCCGATGACTTGTATGAAACTTGGATTAAATTGGAATTGGAAAGAAGAAGAGTGGTCTGATTATTATCACTTAGGAAATACTACAATTGTTGATGCTGCTGTTCTTTGGGGTAAAAATACGTATCTATCGAACACATTTATGTGTTTAAGTTTTCAGTTCAAAAAACATTTGAACCTAGGAAGAGGTGGTGCAATTCTGTTGCAAAACAAAGAGGATTATGATACACTTAAAAAAATGTCTTATGATGGTCGTGATCTCAGTCGTCCATGGGCCGAACAAGACATAGATACTATCGGGTATCATTATTACATGACTCCTGAGGTGGCCAAAACGGGAATTGAATTACTAAATGAGCGGAAAAAAACTCCCGGTAAAAAATGGAGCCACAGGGATTACCCAGATTTGAGAGAAATGTCAGTGTTCAAATGATCAATCATATAACCCCTAATTGGGACATTAAGGATTTTTACGACCTTAACTACGAATTATCTACACATAAAGATGAAGAGTTGGTAAATCAGTATTTAAGTTCTGGACATAATAAAGAAAAATTGTCCATTTATAAGTATCAGTTACCAAATCCTATGCCAAAATGTGTAGATGAGTATATCATTCCACATTTTGACTTTTTGGATAAAGTGGCTGCTGCAGTTAATTACTTTAAACCTGGTCAATATCTACCTCTTCACACGGATTTATTTGGAAAGTATGTAGAAATCAATAATATTGGTTCCGAAAACGTAATAAGATGTATGGTAATGTTGGAAGATAATTCTCCAGGTCAAATTTTACAAATTAAAGATACTGCATATTCTACATGGAAGGCTGGAGATTGTTTCTATTGGGATTATCATGAAATACATGCTTTTTATAATTTCAGTATGAAAGATAGGTACGCGATTCAAATTACGGGAGTTAAAAATGAAAAGTCAAAATGAGTGGGGTAAACTAAAAAAAGTGATAGTGGGAGTTGCGGATCATGCAAGAGTTCCCGAAATGGATTTGAGTGTCCGTACAATCAACTATGCAGATAGAAAAGACGTTTCTGATGTTCCAGTTGGATTATATCCTCAACAAGTTATAGACGAAGCCAATGAAGATTTGGAGCGTTTTGTTAATTTTTTACTTGGAGAGGGTGTAGAAGTTGTAAGACCGCAGAAAACTTCTACCGATTATTACAATTTTTGCCCAAGAGATGTTGTCTTTACTCATAAAGATTTGACTGTAACGACTCCTATGCCATTAAAGTGTAGAAAAAATGCATGGGAACCTCTGATTGATCTATTGGGAACTACTATTATTGTTCCATGTAAACATAATGAAGATCTTTACAATGAAAATTGTGTAGGAGATAAAGATGTTCTTGCTTTGACCGAAGTGACTCCCGCATTTGATGCTGCAAATGTTATTCGTGCAAACGATGATGTATTATATCTTGTTTCTAATAGTGGAAATGTGGAAGGCGCGAAGTTACTACAGGAAATGTTGAGGGATCGGGCAAAAGTTCACCTTTTACAAGGTGTTTATAGTTACATGCACATAGATACAACAGTTGCGTTTCTTCGTGAAGGTTTAATGTTGTTAAATCCAGAACGAATTAAATCTGTCGATGTACTTCCAGAACCTTTTAGGAGTTGGGATGTAGTTTGGTGCCCAGAACCAGTAGATATTGGTTATCATCCTGGATATAATCACGCTTCAGAGTGGTGTAATATGAATCTTTTCAGTATTAATCCAAACTTGGTGGCTTTAGAAGAACATCAAGAACCCACTCGAAAAGAACTTGAAAAGTATGGAATAGAGTGTGCAATGTTACCCATGAGACACTCAAGAACATTGAGTGGATGTTTCCACTGTGTTACACTTGACCTTGAAAGAGAATAGTGGACTTAGAAAATAAACTCAAGGGACTTCCTATGATTTATTATGTAAATCTAGATCACAGAGTCGATAGGAAAGAATGGATGGAAACTCAGTTTAGTGACTGGGGGATAACAAATTATCACAGAGTTTGTGCATCGAAATATGATGTTTCGAAATATGATGAGTGGAAGGATATAGTTGTAGAAGAAGGAATTCTTGAGTGTGTTTCCTTAATGTCAACTGCCGTAAACAATATAGAAACAATCGTTAATTGGTATGACACTCATCCATCCGAAACTTGTATTATGATGGAGGATGATCTGTCTTTAGGGACAATAAAATATTGGAATTTTGACTGGACTTACTTTGAAAATAATCTACCAGAAAATTGGGAGTGTGTTCAACTTTATTTCTGTAGTACATATCATGAGGATGGACTGTCTTTCCCAATGTTTTTGCATAAAAGACATGATGCAGGTTCAGCCGCAGCATATTTGATAAATCGTTCATATGCAAAGAAAGTCAAAGATTTGATGTATCGTGATGGTAGGTACAAATTAACTTTTAACGATAACTCATTTCATAAAAGATACAGTAAAACTAATATAATACAAGACGCTAACTTATTTGACATCGGAATTACATATTCTATTCCTCTTTTCAATCTTAACATAAATTTGGGTGGTGATAATCAACAAAATGGAAACAAAATGTTTCCTATGGATATAATTTGTAGTCGATTAATAGGTGATTGGTGGAAGAATCATCATCATAAGTTTTCACTAGAAGATTTCTTCACTTATGGTAAACCCAATGATCATAAAATGACTTTAAAAGTGAAAATGGAATATATAATAAAATTTTTAGAAAAATGTTAATATTGAGTATTCATTTAGGTCATGATTCTTCCATATGTATTTTTAATAATGGTTGCGTAGAGAAATATTTTCTATTAGAGAGATTTACGAGAATAAAACATGATTACGATAAAGATATAATATTAGAGTTGGTTGATAATATTTGTAGTGAATATAATGTCGATATACTTTGTATATCTAATTTTAATGATCATGATGATATCATATTAAAAATTCTTGAAAAATGTAGGGAATTTAATATAAATGTTGAATTGATTATGCAATCGGATCACCATTTAAATCACGCTTCTCTTGCTTTTTATAATAGTGGTTTTGATGAAAGTCTTGTTATTGTTGCTGATGGAGCTGGGTCAACAATACAAGATAACTTGGTGGAAGTAGAAAGTGTGTTTTTGTTCAATCAAAAGAATAATACTTTAATTTATAAAAACGTTGTTGAAGAATCTTCTTTTGGTGTAGGGGGATTGTATGACATTGCAGCTGTAATGATTGGAAATACTCCAGATGATTGCGGAAAAGCAATGGGACTTTCGTCGTATGGATCTTCAAATAATTTATTTGAAAATTTATTCTCGGAGAGTGGGTGGGATATAGAACCTATAAAAAAAGTAGAAATAGAAAATTACAAACTACATGCAGATTTTTGTTATGAAGTTCAACATCAAACTCAAAAAGTAATAGGAGACTTAATAGAAAATTATGTAAAACAAACTGACGTTAAAAAAGTTTGCATTTCTGGTGGTTATGGTATGAATATAGTCGCAAATTACTATTATCTACAACGATTTCCTAACATACAATTTTATTTTGAACCATTGTGTAATGATAATGGTGTAAGCATTGGTGCAGCAATGAATACTTACGTTGAATTATCAAAAAAAATTCCAAATTCTATTGGAACAATATATTTTCATGGATCACATTATGATCTTTCTTCATATAAAGGTACAACAACCTCAATAAAGGATATCGCCAATCTATTATATAAAAATAAGTCTGTTGGAGTTTATACGGGTCTTGCTGAAGTTGGACAAAGAGCATTAGGTAATAGATCTATCTTATTCAATCCACTAAATCAAAATGCAAAAGACATTGTAAATCAAATAAAAAAAAGAGAGTGGTATCGTCCTTTTGCTTGCATGGTATTGGAGGAAGATGCCAATGTTTATTTTGATATGGGAGATATAAAATCAAGTCCATTTATGACCATATGTTTCCCAGTAAGGTCAAAGTATGTTAAAATAATACATGGAGTAACTCATATAGATAAAACGTGTAGAATTCAAACGGTTTCTAAAACAGATGGGTACTTGTATGAACTTTTACACGAATTTAAAAAACTATCTGGATATGGAATACTTTTGAATACTAGTTTTAATTTATCCGGAGAACCATTAGTGGAAACTCCAATGGATGCATTTAATACTTTAAACAATTCTTATTTGGATTATCTTTGGTTTGAAAAAACACGACAATTATTTAATAGCTGATATGGAGAACAAACAAATTCATGAATCTGGTCTCAACATTATTGAAAATCCAGATGGATCCTACGCATTTGAGTGGGATCCAAAAGACGAAAGATGGTCTTGGATGAATGGGTTGACAGATTCACAAATCAAGTCTATAGTAGAAGACATAATTGCAAAACAGTCAGAGTTTGACGCAAATGACAAGTAAAGTGTGGGAAGTGATGAACGATCTTGAGATGATAACATCCAAGATTGTATCTGCTCGTGAGATTATTGATACCGCAGCAGAGGCAATTCAGAGAAATGAATATGATAAGGCAGAGACTCTTGCGATGGCAGCATATGAGTTTCTTGGATATTATCTGGATGAGTTTGATACAAAGTTCAAACTTGCCTGGCAGGAAACTGTAAAAAAACAAGATAAAGGATTTGAAGTAGATACCACACTTGATGATTGTATGCCACCTTGGGGTCATAGTGATTTAGAGTACGCATCTAAACACAAAGAACCTCTGAGTTGTGATAAAGATGATCCTTCCCCAGAATGTCAAGGCGCCTGGAATAGTTTCTGGGAAGATAATTATTATCAAGATTATATGATTTCTCGTAATGATCCGACTCGACTAAAGTATGAATCGGGATGGGTTTATGAATCTCCTAATGGCGGAAAGACAATTACTAAACGTAAAGTTGGGTCTACTGAAAAGATTATTGTGAAAGAAGATAAGGTTGTTAAGTGGCAACTTCCTGTTGAGATGGATCCAAGTGGTGAATGCTTTGTTTTATTCCCAGATGATTTGTTAGAAGCAACAAATCTTAAAGAAGGTGATCAAGTAGAGTGGGTTGATAGGGGTGATGGATCCTATCTTCTTCGTAAGGTAAATGCACCACTCGGAATGGATGAGTGCTGATGTACACTCTTTATGTACTGAAGGGTCTTGCTCCATTTATTGGGGCAATGTGTTTAGATAATTTTATTCGTAGACAAGGAGACCTTTGTAACTCAAAAGATTATCCTGCACAAGTAACAAAATATGATCCCCAAAGTCCAGAAAATGCCTGTTATCGAGATGGTATTTTTTATCCAAGATGTAAAGATCTAGAAAATCCAGAGGTCTTAAAGTATCACAATTTACTCAAAGCTGAAAATGACAAACTACGATAAACTTGTTGACGCCATTTCAAACGAAATTTATCTTTTGAATGTTTCTCATGAAAGTTGGGATGAAGAATCTGCAAAAAACACATCTAAACGAATTCTAGAAATTGTAGAAGAATTTCAACAAAAACGATCAAATATTATTCCTTAATTATGTCATTATCCGAATCCGTCGAAACTAGTCTAAGAGAAGCAGAAGCTGCATTACGAAATGCTCTTGCTTATGCTGCCCGTCAAGAAAAACCTTTTGTGGGTAAACACATTGCTGAAATGATTATGCAAATTGATAATCTTATTGCAGCAGATCAACTTATGGATAAACTCGAACAGAGAATGAATGGTGATGAAGATACTAAGAGGGGCCGTTGGGGTCCCTTTGGATCTTGACTAGATAGTGATAGCTCATAAAAAAGGTCATGCATGAGTTACCAATAGAACCCTATAAAACAGTATTGGTTTTAAATTCTAGTTATGAACCAATTAATTTTACAAACTGGAAACGGGCTATCGTTCTTCTTTTAAAGGAAAAAGCACAAGTACTTTCGAGTAGAGTCATTAGACTCTTAGATTATGTAAAGTTGCCTATATCTAAAATTATGAACATTTCTCCTTCTCGTTCTATGATTTATAAGAGGGATAATCATACTTGCCAATACTGTGGAGCAAGGTCTAGACTCACTATAGATCATGTAATTCCTCGTTCTAAGGGAGGTGAAGATTCGTGGGAAAATTTAGTAGTGGCTTGTTCTTCATGTAATACCAAAAAAGGTAATATACTTCTTGAACATACTGGAATGAAATTGGCTAGAAAACCAAGAGCTCCAGTTAATAAAATGATTTTTGATCTTGAAAAAACTAACGTTGAAGAATGGAGACAGTATCATTATGAATGAAAAACAACCAAACGAACTTGGTAAGGCACTAAAAGAATGGTGGGATAGTGATGCCTGTAAGAAAATGCAGAAAGAAAATGAAGAGGCAAAGCAACGTGCAGTAGGAAAGTACTTTATGCTTTCCGAAGAAGATAAACTTGATATGGTTCAGGCAATCTGCCATATTATGTGTAAAGCAGAAAGTGAGGGGACCAGTCACAGAGGACTGATGGATGAACTTGGCATTTATCCTGTTGGGTTCTGGGTTGATCAGCTGATGGATGTCCATAATGCTCTCTGGACATACTATCACGACAAGAAGAGGGATCAAGAACTTAAAGACGATCTTGATGCACTTGAAGAATTCATTAAGTAATGTAACTCAATCCCAAAGAGATCATTAAGTTTATAGATAGTCATATAATTGTGTGTTAGAATTTCAACACAATCAGAAGGAGATTTCATGACTTATTCGCAACCAAAGACTGAACAACTTACGGATGCGGAATGGAAAGAATTGGTTGCCCTTAAAGAGGCCATTAATCAAAATCCAGCGGCAGTTCATCCAGAAAAAATGGAACTCTTTACGGAATTGCTTGTTCGATCTTGGGATGCAAAGTGTGAACCTCCAGACATGACCAAATGGCGAACTGGTCATCCGATGGAAGAGTAATTATATTGACATACTTAAAATTTTAGTGTATTATTTACTATAAATCACAACTCTAAATATTACAAAACACAACAAATGAAATGAAGTTCACTGTTTATTCTAAACCTGAGTGTCCATATTGTTATAAAGTTAAACAAGTTCTTGACCTATGTGGGAAGGACTTTGTTGTTTATACTTTAGGTGAACATTTTACAAAGAACGAATTTTACGCAGAATTTGGAAAGGGGTCTACATTTCCGCAAGTGGTGATGGATGATAAACATATTGGGGGTTGTACTGATACAATCGAGTATCTTAAAGGACTTTCAATAATTTGATTATGAGTGAGCCTAAAGAGCTTCACATAAATAGAGGTGTGGAATTATTGTTAAGAAAAAGGAGGAGAGAACCTGAAGCACCAAAAACGTTTCAATTCAGTTTTGGTAAAATGGTCTCTCTCTTCAAAAGAGAGATTCATTTTTATCTAAAAGTTTCATTAGATATCAAAAAAAAGTAATCTCTCGGAGGTAGGGCCATGACAGCACCCTTAATTGCCATCTTTTGTTTAATATCATTCATGTTCTTGATAATTGGTGGTGTAGTTGGTTGGTTATGGAAAGAACATGTAGTTTTCTCCACCCCTCAACAAGTATTTGCTCATCCAGAAATGTTTGACAATAATGGGAATCTCATTCCCGATGAAGTAATTGCAGTACGATTTGAAAATAGCTATGACGACTACGAAGAAGACGACGACTAGTAGTGGGAGATCTACATCAACTACTACTAAAAAACCAGTTGCAAAAAAGACAACAACTCCTAAGACAACCCAAGTCGCAGAGAAGATTGAACTGACTTCAAGTTCTTACGTTCATGAAATCTTTGCGGCTGTTGTTGCGGAAAGAACTAAAGATAAAAAGATTAATATTCTTCAACAATATAATGAAAACTTTATCAAGGCTCTTTTAATTTGGAACTTTGATCCAAGTGTTGAATCTGCCATTCCAGAAGGTGAAGTTCCTATTCAACCTAAGGAAGATGCAGATACGGCAAAACCTTCATCCAATATTCGTAAAGAATGGAGTAAGTTTTATAACTTTGTGAAAGGAGGTAATGATGCAATGAACAGACTTCGTAAAGAAACTCTGTTCATCAATCTTCTAGAATCTTTCCATCCTGGGGAAGCAGAAGTGTTATGTCTTGTAAAGGACAAAAAATTGCAAACTAAATATAATATCACCAAAGAACTTGTTTCTGAGGCGTATCCTGACATCCAATGGGGGAATCGTTCTTGATATGTCTGTGAATATTATTCATGGGGATTGTGATCCATCCGCTGCTAAAAATAGAGATCTGCCAAGAAATTCTTATTTGGTAGCTTATGGAGTAGACGATTCTATTCAGTATGATGTGGTTCAATGTGGATCACAGGCTGAGATTTTTAATTATTATTGGGACAAATACAGAGACGTGAGAGGTATTAAATGGACAGAGGGAACAGTGAATCCAAAAATGTGGAATTACCAACCGAAAACGGAAAAGAAGAGACCAAAGTAATTTCCGGTGACATGAATCTTGAGATGAATCTTGATGCAATCAAAGATGTGAGAAAACAATATAAGAAAATTAAAAGATACATGCGATCCTCTATTTACACTGTAGCCATGATGGACGGGAAAGAACAAATCGTAAGTCGTTTACTAAAGGACCAGGAGGATAATCCTGCATAAATGGGGAAACACTATCTTCTTAACTTATTTGGATGCTCATTCGCTCACTTGAACGATGAGCATTTTCTTATGGATCTTTTAGAAAATGCAGCTGCAGCAAGTGGCGCAACTGTATGTCAAACGATCTTTAAAAAATTTGATCCACAAGGAGTTACGGTGTTGTGTTTGTTATCTGAGAGCCATATAAGTATTCATACATGGCCAGAAGATGGTAAAGCTGCATGTGATGTTTATACATGTGGAGATTGCAACCCAAAAATCGGGTGTGACATAATCATTCAACAATTAAGTGCAACAAATCATACTCTAAGTTATATTGAGAGATGATATAATTACATTCTAAATAATCCTATATGGAGAATAATTATGCTTTCAACGCAGTATCGTCTAAGACTTGAAGGCATTTGCAATAAAATCGTTGCTCGTGAAGAAGTAAGTCTTGACGAAATGATTTGGGCAGAAAAACTTGCAAAAGCAAATCGAACTGCAGGAACAATCTTAAGACAAGCAAGAAGAACAGCAGAAAATCCTGACATGATGAAGGGAGACATGGATGATTTTTTAAATCAACTTGACATCGGTGGTTTGGGACATGAACGATTTGGTAAGCGTGGTTTTGACGATATAGATGATATGGTTGACTGGTGGACAAAAGATAAACCCGAAGATTGGCGTCAAAGAGATTAAATGGTAACAAATGTTACAAAAGTGGTTGACTACATAGAGTGAATAGGAGTATACTAATCTCCTAACGTTCATCCTATGACTAAAGCACTTTTGCTTTTAGCATGGGTTCCACTTCTTTCTTTTGCTTCACCACAACCTACTAAGACTGAATTTCTAGTCACAATAAGTTGTGATACAGCGTGGGAACTAATGGACATCGTTAAAAACGACGATGTAGTACACCAAAGAAAAGAAGACCAATTGCTATTAGAACTACGAAAAGACGTAGTTACCAAGTGTTAAAACCTAATAGGACGGAAGTAAGCCGACTCGGAACGGATCGTTCATCTATGGAAGCAATCATTCTCACTTGTTTACAAGCACAACTGATGGCAGGAAGAGTCCTTAAACACGACATTTCCAACCATGTAAAGAATGATATTATTTGGGAGATCAAACAGATTACCCCAAAGAATTGCCCCATAGACGCAAAAGCCGACTGAAGGAACGCTCTTTAACTTAAACCCCTAAGGAGAAAACCTAATGTCACAAGCAACCTATCGTGGGTGCAAGTATAATACTGACACCCCAAAACAAGAATATCAACACTGGTATTCTGAAACACATGCACCAGCACATCCACAAAATAAGTATCGTGGTGTTGCCTACCGTCCATGCAATAACTGGAACTGGGAGGAAGCAAAATGAAAAAACTTAATTTTCTTCAACTCATCAAAGATAAAAAACAAAAAGAAGATCGTCAGCATCAAGCCAAGTTAGTACAATTAATTGGTGCAAAGTAATGGCACAATTCCTTATTTCTGCAACAGCAATGATCACTCTATTAACTGTTGGATTCTCACTATACATTCAATGGATTTATAAATGAATTTTTAGAAGGAGGGTTTACACCCTCCTTTTTTTGTAGTAAAATTGTAAGAGACTATGCATAATCATGGACAAAGAAAGACTCAAATTAATTGTAAGAAATCTGGAGTCACTTGTATCTGCGCTCAAATCAGAAATTTATTCTGATCCAGATTCTTATCGACAAGTAAAACAAAAAGAAGATCACATCTCAGATTACGATGAGATCTTTGAAGACGATGATGGTTACCCCGATTGAGGACTTAAATGACTGTAAAACTTATTTCTATCACTCCTGATGCAGAACAAACAATGGCGTATATTGCGCGAGTTTCTAATCCTGCGAATCAAGACAACCAAAACTATGCCAAGTTGCTTGCTTATTGTATTAAGCATAATCATTGGTCTGTTTTTGAACAGTCTACTATGACCCTTGAGATTGAGACGACTCGTGGCATTGCGGCCCAAATTTTGCGTCATAGGTCTTTTACATTTCAAGAATTTTCTCAACGATATGCAGACACCAATCTCTTAGGAGAAGATATTCCTTTGCCTGAACTTCGTCGTCAGGACACAAAGAACCGTCAGAACTCCATTGATGACCTTCCAGTAGATCTGAAGATTCATTTATACGCAAAGATCCAGGATCATTTTGACGCTGCCCAGGAACTCTACAAGGAACTCCTAGAGTATGAGGTCGCAAAGGAGTGTGCTCGCTTTGTACTCCCCTTGGCGACTCCCACACGCATCTATATGACGGGCTCATGCCGTTCTTGGATACATTACATCAATCTTCGTTCTGCACACGGGACTCAAAAGGAACATATGGACATCGCTTTGGAATGTAGGAGAGTATTTACCGAACAATTCCCATCCGTTTCAGAAGCCCTGGAATGGTAATATATACCAATGCCGCCTAAGGAGGTAACACATGTACTACCAAACTAAAGCAGTATCAAAAGACGAAGCCTGGACTACATGCACGATTGTTGATACCACAGAAAATAATTATATCGTAGAGTATAATGAAGATGGAAAGTTTGTTACTAAAGAAATCAAACCAGAAGAACTTCAAAAACTAGATTATTCCGAACTTGAGATCAGTCAATAAAATGTCCGTTTCTATCATAACAGCATGTAAAAATAGAAAGAAAGCTTTGGCTATATCCATGGCTTCATGGATGCAATTTGATGAGGTTGAAGAAATCATCGTTACGAATTGGAATTCGGACGAACCTATAGATCATTTAACTATTTTAAGTGAAAAGGTAAAAATCATTAATGTAAAAGATGAACCTTACTTCAATCAACCCCAACCATTGAACCTGGCTGCATCTTTAGTTAAGAGTGAGTATCTTTTAAAATTAGATTGCGATCATATCCTTAATCCTTATTTTAACTTTTTTGACTTCCACAAAATTGAAGAAAAGTCTTTTATTACTGGATCAAATAACCTGTTGCAGGGATTGGATTTTGAGTTTTTACATCCTCTTTGGGGACTACTATATGTAAAAACCCAAATCTTTAAAGAAATTGGTGGATACAACGAAAGTATGGGTAAATATTATGCAGCAGAAGATGATGAATTGGCTGCGAGATTAATATCATATGGTCTCAATCCAGTTCTAATAGACTCTCAGAAATTATCTGCTTTACATATTCCACATTCAAATAAAGAAAGGGTAAAGAACTTTGAGTCATTTGAAAGTATAACTAAAATTTTGAGTGAATTTGGAAAAGATTTTGTGGGAGACGATCTTTATACTTACATAGCAAAATTATGTAAAGATAAAAATCACAATGTATTTCCAACATCTTCTAGAATGTTGGAAATACTTGACTTACACGAGAAAGACAAATACAGTGAGGAGGTAACTGCGGAAGCAGATCCTTATTGTGAACCAATTTACAAGTGGGAAGTTACCCAAATAAATGACCAAGTATATGAAGCTGTTAAGGTATGAGTGTTTCTATAATATCAGCATGTAAGAATAGAGGTGAGGCCTTAGCCGTATCCATAAGTTCATGGATTCAATTTGATGAGGTTGAGGAAATCATCGTCACAGATTGGAACTCTGATGAACCAGTGTCACATCTGACTCGATTAGACAGTAGAATTAAAATCATTACTGTTCCGTGGGAACCTTACTTCAATCAACCCCAACCATTGAACCTGGCTGCATCTTTAGTTAAAAGCGATTATATTTTAAAATTGGATTCTGATACTGTTATGAATCCATACTTTAATTTTTTTGATCACCATACTATTGATGATGAATCATTTTTAACTGGTACGGATGAAACATGGCACTTTACTCATGAAAAACTTGATTCAAGACATGTCTACCAAAAATACAAATATATAAAACCCCTTTGGGGTACTTTGTACATATCAAAGGAAAATTATATGAAAATTGGTGGATATAATGAAAACATGGATAAGTTTGCTGCTTGGGAGGATACTGAGATATATGAACGGTTATTAATTTTGGGTTTGAATCATGTAAACATAAACTTTAAGGAAAAGACTCTATTTTCATTACCACACGCAACGAAAAAACGAGTAGAAAACTTTAAAGCTTATTGTGAGAACAAACATATTGAAGTCGCAATCAGAGACCACATTAAAAAATTCAATAATATTGAAGATGATAATGTTGTACATCGGTTAATTCTGGAAAAACATAATAGAATTAACTACAAGAAATTCAAATTAAAAGAAGATAGTGATTATTATGTAGAACCTATGGTAAAATGGGACATACAACAAGAATCTCCTCAACACTATACTGCATATAAAATTGCACAATAAATAAATCATACTGAATTTTATTAATTAAATGGCGACCTATCCTGTTATAAACAAAGTCACTGGTGAACAGAAAGAAGTGAATATGAGTGTTCACGACTGGTCTCAGTGGAAGTTAGATAATCCGGACTGGGATAGAGATTGGAGTGATCCATCTACTTGTCCTGGTTCTGGTGAAGTAGGCGAGTGGAAAGACAAACTCATTTCCAGAAATCCAGGCTGGAATGATGTTCTCACTAAGGCCGGAAAAGCGCCTGGTTCTCGTGTAAAGAAAATCTAAATGGCAAGACAAAGAAAGACATCTAACGGCAACATTGGGATTGGCATGAGCGCAAAACAACTGCGTCGTAAAAAACCAATTAATTCTGATTTGATGGTGGATATTTCACCACTGACTGACAATCAAAAAGTATTTTTTGATGAATATAAAAAAGGTAAAAACATTTTTGCCTATGGTGCAGCGGGAACAGGTAAAACTTTTGTAGGATTATACTTAGCACTTAAGGATGTTTTAGACGAAAGAACTCCTTATGAAAAGGTTTATATTGTTCGTTCTCTAGTCGCTACAAGAGAAATTGGATTCTTGCCTGGAGACCATGAAGATAAGTCTTCACTCTATCAGATTCCATACAAGAACATGTGTAAGTACATGTTTGAGTTGCCTTCTGATGCGGACTTTGAAATGCTTTATGGCAATCTAAAGGGTCAAGAAACTATTTCATTCTGGTCTACATCATTCATTCGTGGTACTACACTAGATAACGCGATTGTTCTTGTTGATGAAATGCAAAACTTGAACTTTCACGAATTAGATAGTATAATTACTCGTATTGGTGAAAATAGTAAGATTATTTTTTGTGGTGATGCTACTCAATCTGATCTTGTTAAAACTCACGAAAAGAATGGTATTCTAGATTTTATGAAAATCATTCGTGCAATGGAATATGATTTTTCCAGTGTAGAATTTGGTGTTGATGATATTGTTCGTTCTGGACTTGTCAAAAACTATATTGTTACAAAGTTGGCTTTAGGTATGTAATGTTTGTCCATCTAGATTATTTAAAAGAAGAGGTTGATCTACAAGCCCAAAGTATTGAAGGAACTCGTTTTTATCGGGTTCCTTCTGGTAGATTGTATCCCTCTATCACTTCTGTCACCAGTTTTTATGGTAGACAGAAATTTATTGACTGGCGTAAGAAAGTTGGTGAGGAAGAAGCCAATAAGATTACTAAGGTTGCTACAGAAAAAGGAACTAAGTTTCACGATATTGTTGAAAAGTATTTGTTGAATGAAGATATTGACAAATATAATCCCCTTCCTATTACGAAGTACCTTTTTCTTGCAGCTAAACCCTATCTAGATCGTATAAATAATATACATGCTTTAGAAAAGTCACTTTATAGTGACTACTTGGGACTCGCGGGTAGAGTTGATTGCATCGCAGAGTACGAGGGAGAGCTCGCAGTCATTGACTTCAAGACTTCAAAAAAAATAAAACCTGAAGAATGGATTGAAAATTACTTTGTCCAGGAAACAGCATATGCTTGCATGTATTATGAAATGACTGGTATTCCAGTCCAAAAACTGATTACTATTATGGTCGCTGACAATGGAGAATGCTTCGTCTATGAAAAAAGAAACAAAGGTTACTATATTAAACTTCTTACCAAATACATCCGAGAGTTCGTCGCTCATCATACCGAAACCCATGCAGAACAACACTGAAGATGTAAATTCACTCATTAAAGAAAAATTTCTCTGTCAGTCTAAGTTTGCACAAGACATTGAACATCTTGTGATGAATTCAAAAATTAATTATATTGAAGCCATCGTCACTTATTGTGAAGAAAATGGTATTGAATTTGAGTCAGTTTCAAAACTCATTTCAAAACCACTGAAAGAGAAACTAAAACATGAGGCAACCCAACTTAACTTTCTGAAAAAAACAAGTCGTGCTAAATTAGTATTCTGATGACGCCAATAGAGGTATATAAAACATACCTGGCATTCAAGAATCATTTCACCAAATCAAACTACGATTACTTTCAATATTGCGGAAAGTCTAGAGCTTCCAAAGAGTCCTTTAACAAAAGGAAAGATCGATACTTCTTTGAACGTATGTCTCGTCAAAAGTCTGATGACGAGATTCGTCAATATTTCTTAGCTAATTTTGTAGAATGTGATGATCCCGCAAAACTTTGGATCGGTGAAATTATTGAATCCGGTGAAAAAAATTATTCAAACTGGTTGAAGAGATCTCAAAGTCTCTTCTATCTCTTTAAGACAGAAGCTGCAGTTTTTGTGCATAAAGATAACTTCAATCAGTTATTTGAAATTCAGGGATCTTCCCATCCAGATATTCTTAAAAAGTATTTACAAAACGCTATATCCATAGAAACTTTCATAATTTTGGATATGATTCTTAATTTTTCCAAAAAATTTGATAAGAAACTACTAGATCCAGTGTGGGAATCCGTCAGTTTACGCATCAAAAAATACAAATCATTCCTAAATATTGATAAGGAAAAGTACACACAAACTCTAAAGGAGATTGTATTGTGAATGAAGTTTTTCAGTATGAAGTGGAAGAACTTAAACGAATCCTTGACTCTCTCAAGGATTTTGTAGTATCTAACAACAAAACTATAAGATGTACTGAATATTATATAGCTTTAGATAATAAAAACTTCCTTCAAGTTCTTGAAGATACTTTTAATGATTCTACTTTAAATGAAAATTTAAAAAAAGAACATCTAAAGTTAATTAAAATTTTTCTCGAAAAACAAAAAAACTTATATCATAAACTTTGTTTTGAAAGTAATGCACAGTCACTTGATTTAAAATCAAGATTTGAAGATGTTTTAATGTTTTTAGGATTTTCCGAAAATAAAAATAATTTATTTTCAAATTTAGAAAATACAATAAATCGTATAGATATAAAGGAGATTGTACAGTGAGTGGATTTTTCCAATCCGAAATTGTAAGAGAAGCCATCAAAGAGATGGAAGAACTTCAACAACGAATTATTCAAGACACATTCAAAGCTCCACTTATGAGCAAAGAAGAAAAGAAAGAACATGTTGAGTTAATGAGAACTTTCTTAGAGAAACAAAAAAACTTATATTTCCGTCTATCCCTCTCAGATGATCCAGAAGCATTAGAAATGAAAGAAAGAATCCAAGAAGCTGCAGAGTTTCTTGGATTTAAAGGTAATAATGTAAACCAATTATTTTCCGAAATGGAAAACACTCTGAAAAGACTAGATAAAATTGCAGAGATAGAGTAACATGTCCTACTACTACAAAATCACCTCCGCATATTGTTATCACAATGGTGAAATTGTAGATATGTATTTCATAAACGGAATTCCTTTTACATTTGATGATATTCCTTTAATTATGCAACAAGATCCTTACATTCAAATGGAAGCCGAAGACCATGAATCATATTCATCCGAAGACATGTACAGGTGGTCAAATTACTTAATTGACGAAATGTGTCACCCTCTTTTGTTTGAGTTACAGATCGAAAACCCCGAAGAAATGCCTAAAGACTAGGGCTTGACAACCCTTCTGCCCTGCGGTAAGATAAAGTCGTCCCAAAGGCCAAATACACTCAATACGGAGAATACAAATGTCTTTTGCTGATCTCAAGAAACAGTCCCGTGCTGGTTCACTGACTGAAAAACTGATCAAACAAGTTGAAAAACTGAATAGTGGAGAATCTGGTGGCGATGATCGTTTCTGGAAACCAGAAGTAGACAAAGCCGGAAATGGTTATGCAGTAATCCGATTCCTCCCCGCACCTGAAGGATGTGAACTTCCTTGGGCCCAAGTCTGGAGTCACGCTTTCCAAGGCCCTGGTGGTTGGTATATTGAAAATAGTCTGACGACTATGGGACAAAAAGATCCTGTTTCTGAACACAATCGTGTTCTGTGGAACTCTGGGTCTGATCGTGACAAGGAGATTGCTCGGAAACAGAAACGCAAACTCTCTTACTACGCTAACATTTATGTGGTGAGTGATCCTGCACACCCCGAGAACGAAGGTCGTGTGTTCCTCTACAAGTTCGGTAAGAAGATCTATGACAAGATTACCGAAGCGATGCAACCTCAGTTTGCAGATGAGGAAGCCATTAATCCTTTTGACTTCTGGAGTGGTGCAAACTTCAAACTGAAGATTCGTAAGGTTGAAGGTTACTGGAACTACGATAAGTCGGAGTTTGATAAGCCTTCCGCACTTCTAGATGATGATGACAAACTGGAACGCATCTACAAGAACCTGAACGATCTCAATGAGTTCAGTGCCGCAAGTAACTTCAAGTCTTATGAAGATTTGAAGAAGCGTCTTGACTATGTTCTGGGTGCAAAAGCTCCTGCACGTCAAGATCCTGAGACTGTTGAAGAGGATGAACAGTGGGAAGCCGAACGTCGCGGTGAGTCTGCACCGAAGCGTTCAACTCCTTCCTTTGAGATTGCTCGTCCTGCAGTCCAAGAAGAGGATGATGAAGATGCAGATGATGCTCTGAGTTACTTCCAGAAACTCGCTGAGTCCTGATAGTTCAAAGGAGGGGTAAATCCCCTCCTTTTTTTATATTCTCATAACTTTTTCATTATAAGTTTTCTTAAGTTTTTCATTAATATAGTTTGGATCATCTTCATTATACGTCATAATATTTCTAAATTCATCAATAACTACAGGTAAGTATTCTGGTTTTATAATTATTATTTTTCTTTTTTCTTCGTTCAATCTAGATTCATATTCATAATTGGTTATAGGTTTAGAAAGAGAAGATCCGGGAATTCTGATTATAGAACTTGTACTTGGATCAAAATATTGAAACTCTTCTGTAATTTTTTCTTGCCATTTACTTCCAGTCCATCTCCAAGTTGTTTGATTTTGACTGTAGGTATCATTTGGTTCAATGTTTACAATTTCTTCTGGCAAACTTACAGTAATAGTTGGACTAGAGACATAATTCAATCCACCATCAGTAACAGTAACTTTTTCTATACTAGTATTTGTTAATTGGAATGAAAATGCCGCTTTTCTTGAAATAGGAGCCTTTTCAAGGGTAACAGTTGGAGGTACAGTATATCCAAATCCAACATTAGTTATAGAAATAGTGGTAACAATTCCAGTGTTTAAATTTGCTACCCCTGTTGCTTTAACCGCAGGGTATGGAGATCCAACAGTAATAGTTGGAGCAACAGTATATCCAACTCCAGGATTTGTAATATTGATTCCACTTACAGATCCATTTGTTATTTCCGTTGTTCCTTTTGCAGTAGAAGTTAAATTATATTCATAAATTTTATCTAATGGACCACCAGCAATTAAAAATTTATCTCTACTTAAACTAATTATAATGTCACACGGAGATCCAACCCTGTCTC